TTACGACAACTTGGCCCTGCTAGGCATCAACGTGCTGTCATCTGTGGAGTGGCAGCAGTTTGGCCAGTTCAGTTGCTACGTCACTGGCGGCAAGACATGCCGGCGGCTGCGTTCCGGCCAGACCTTAGGCCCGACGCACTTGTTCCCCGATGTGCTGCTGGATCTGATGACCAACACCACCTATGGCGCTGGTGATCTGATCAAGGACAGCATGATCGACTTTGTGGCGTTTACCGCCGCCGCTGACTGGTGCAGCAGCCGGAAATACTTCTTTGATGGCGTCCAAGCTGATCGCGTCAACCTGCGTCAGTGGGCAGCCGACACCGCAGCGGCCAACCTGCTGCTCTTCGGCGAATCAGACGGCAAGTTCTACCTGCGCCCGGCCCTGCAGTTCACAGCGGTGCCGATCAAAGGCCTGTTTACCGCTGGCAATATCGTCGAAGGCACCTTCAAGCTGCAGTACCTAGAGCCCGAAGAACGCGAGCCAATCCAGATTTCGGTGCGCTACCGGGAGGAACGGGCCAGCAGCGACCCAACAAACCCCGGCATCTTCCCAACCGAGCGCGAGGTGCTCGTGCGCGAGGTGGCACCATTCGGCAGCGCCACCGATCCGGTTGAGTCGCTTGATCTGTCGGATTACGTGACCAGCCGCGATCAGGCAATCGATGCTGCCAAGTACATCATCAGGATGCGTCGCATCCCGACCCATGTGATCAGCTTCCGCACCACGCACGAAGGTGCCCTGGCCAAGCTTGGCCCGAGCGATTACATCCGAGTGGCGATGGATGAGACGCAATACGACGAGTTCAACAATGGCGTGGTCACAGCTCAGGGCGCAGTGGTCAGCACGCAGACCCTCTTCCCTGGCACTTACGACGTGATCGCGTGGAATGGCACCGAAGGCAGCCCACCGGCTGACGCCAGCTTGGTGATCAGCAGCGATGGCACCGCGACGCCTACTGGCGTGGTGTTCACCGTCAAGAAGGCTGCAACGCAGGTGCGCACCTATCAGATCGAGCGTGTCACACCTGATGAAGAGGGCACCTTTAGCATTGAGGCAGTTCACATGCCCACAAACTCCTCGGGAGTCCTAAAACTTGCCGAGGCGTTTGATAGCGGTTCAAGCTGGGTGATTGAGTAATGGCAGTTGCATTCCCGAACATCGAGCCCACCAGCCGCAACTTCACTGCGCCGCGATGGCCCACCACTGGGCTAACCACGCAATCCGGCGTAACCACTCGCCGGCTCTGGGGCAGCCGACCAACTCAAGCCCAACTTCAGCTGCAATTCAATAACATCACCGATGACAACGCGGCGCTGATTGTTGGCGCCTACAACGAAGCGCAAGGTGCCATAACAGATCTCACTTTGCCGAACGCAATTTTTAACGGCGCATCAACTAATCTCAGAGGGTGGCTGGATACAACATCTACAGGAGCAGGAATGCTTTGGTTCTTTGCCGAAGATCCGCCAACTGTTGAAAGTGTTGCGCCAAATCGCTCCAGTGTCAGGGTCAACCTTGTCGCTGAACTTAGACTGACCTAAACCACAGCGGACCGATGGCCGTCAAGACCAGCGCCACGGCGCTCCTCAAATTCAAGCTGGGCGGCGCCGCCACCTACACCACGATCGCCAAGGTGCGTGACGTGCGGCTGGACATCAGCCGCGACGCGCTGGAAACCACAGGCGTGGGCCAGACCGATCGGACCTACGCCTACGGCATCCGCAGCACCAGCGGCAGCGGCACCCTGCTTTACGACCCGGCCGATACGGCCACAACCGATCTGATGCAGCAGATCCTTGAAAACACCGAGACACTTTCAGGCCTGCAGCTGGTGCTAAACACGGGGAGCAGCGATGGCACCATTTCAGGCGATGCCCTGATTACTGCTGTCGGCCCAGGCGTCAGCGCTGGTGATTTGATCACCGTTCCGATCAGCTTCACAATCTCCGGCAGCCCAACTGGATCCTTCTGATGGCACTCCTCGGCAACGGCGGCATCCTCGAACTGAGCCGAGAGTGGCCGGAGCCGATGGCGCTTGCAGCGGCGGCAGCTATTCACTCAGTCAGCCCAGCCCGCATCAACCTTGGGAACCCGGACTACTGGACCGGGGACCGCGTTGTTCTGAATTTCCCCGGCGGTTCACCGTACGCAGGCGGCAACCCGCCAGGCTCTGGCGTGTACTTCGGCGGCATTTATGTGCTGAGTCAAGCCCGCCTGCACGTAACCGGGCCGAATGCCAACTACTATCAGGCCGATAATTCAGTCGCCTTCTACGACAGCAGCCCAATCAACGAGTTCACTGATGGCTACATCAATGTAGATGAGCTAGGCAGATTTAGGTTGTTTGATTCAGAGCTTGGCGCGTACAACTTAGACCCAAGCAGTGAGATCCTCGTCAGTCCGTTTTCAACGGTCAACTTTGTCGTGGCCCGATATAGCAGCGATGCTGATTACCTGGCCGCGATCGACAGCGCAGCTGCAAGCATTGCGAATGTGACGCTACCTAGCGACAACCAGCTGCTTGAAACAGTGACCGCAGTGCCGGCTGCCATCACGGCAATTTCCGAAGACCCAGACGGCCGAGGTTGGCTGATCCAGTGTGAGCTGACTGAGTGGGCGCTTGATGTGGATGCCGCCAATCTCGACATGACAGCCATTGGCGAAACCTTTGGTGAGAACTCCAAGGCATTGGTGCGTGGTGCAGGTTCGCTGCAGTTCTTGGTTGACAACAAGCTTCAAGCCAACGAGCAGGCCAGTACGACCCTGCTGCGGATAGTGCTGCTCACTCAACGCAACACGAAGGCCAGCGCGAGGTTTTACCTCTACAAGGAGCGCACTCCAGTCTCGCCGCAGATCGGCAGCACCGCCTACTACGGTTGCGATCTGCTGCTCACCAATTCGCGAATCAATGTGCGCTCAGGTGAACTCATAGCGGGTTCTACAGATTTCGTTGTGACCGGCGAGATCAAACTAAAGTTTGCCTAGTGCCCGTCGGTAGACTTCTGGCAGATAGTGACTGAAGTGGCGTGGCCTCTCTTGAGCTTGCTGGTGCTGCTGGCGCCCTAGACAACATCAACGCCACGCAGGCGGAGTTCAGGGCTCAGATCGCCACGCTCAACGACCTGATGCGTCAGGTGGCCGGTGTCGCCAATGTCGCGGCCGGCAGTGCGCAACAGATCGACCCACTGACGGCGCCCTTCACGCTGTACGTCAACCCATACATCGGGCAAGACACCTTCGCGGGCGGCAGTTACAACACATATGAGGCGCCACCTGGTAGCACCGACGCAGAGATCATCGAGGCCAAGCTGAAGCGCCTGGATCAGCAGCGTCTCACCTGCGGGTTCAGCCCACAGCGCCCGTTCAAAACGATCAACCGTGCGGTGATCGAGGCCGCGATCATCACCAGCAAGGACTGGTACACGATCACAGACCCAAAAGCGCACCTCGACTGCGTGTCGATCATTTTGGCGCCTGGTGTCCACACGGTCTACAACGACCCTGGCAGCGGCACCCCGATCACATGGGTGGATGGCTACGAGCCAACACCGGAAGAACTGATCAAGTACAACCCGACCAATGGCGGCATCCTCCTGCCCCGTGGGTGCTCGCTGTGCGGTCCTGATCTGCGCAAATGCACATTCCGCCCAACGTATGTGCCAACGCCTGCCGATGAGCTGGCAGACCGCAGCAACCGCAGCGAGATCTTCAAGATCACTGGCACCGGCTACTTCTTCGGCTTCACCTTCTTCGACAAGATCAACAGCACCACCAGCCACCACCTACTGAGCGGTTTTGGTTTTGCTAGTCAGGCTGAGCTGGATGCCTTCTACACGAAGATCCGCACCTACGTCGGCAGCCCGGCCAACCTCAGCAATGCGCTGACCGTCACCCGGCCCACTGAGTACCAGATCGTCGGCCCGATTGACGACACGCCCGATGAGGACTGGGACACCACCTCATCTGCGTCGCCTTACATCTTCAACTGCTCAGTGCGCTCTGAGTACGGCATGGGCGGCATCCATGCTGATGGCGCCAAGGTTGAAGGCCTGCGGTCGATGGTCACCGCGAACTACACGGGCGTGTCCCTTCAAAAGGACATGACCAGCTGGGAGCTGTACAACGGCACCACCTGGGTCGCAATGCCGAACTATGCCACCTATATCAGCAGCGATCCGAATGACGTTCGGATGAAGCCGACGCGGCGCAGCTACCACATCCGTGCGATCAATAACGCCTTCATCCAAGAGGTCTCGATCTTCGCTATCGGCCAGGGCGTTCACCACTCCACTGAGAGCGGCGGCGAAGTCTCGATCACCAACAGCAACAGCTCGTTCGGTGGCTGCGTCGCCATCGCAAGCGGCTACAAGTCTGCAGCATTCGATCTCGACAAAGAGTGGCGCATTGGATATTTCAAGGTGCCGCTCAACCTGAGCGAAAAGACGGGCAACATTCAGAAGTATTTCCTCGGCACAATCAACAGCTACGCCGATGGGCAGTTCCGCTTTGATCTGAACGAGGCACTGGTGGCCGCTGATGGCTCCACCACGGTGCCCAAGATCCTCGGCGATCTCGGCTACACGTTGCGCGAGGACAGCTACATCTGGGTCGAGAACCCCAACGGCACTGATTGGCGGGCACGTCTGGCCGCAAATGCCTGGACAACAAGCGACTCTGACCGGATTTTCATCAAGGACGTTCTGCAGGATGAAACCGGCGTTAGCCCCGGCATCCCGCAGAACAGCAGCATCAACCGAGCGATCGGCCGCCGCGTCTACGTGCGGCGTTTGATCGACAACCGCACAGCATCAGAACGGCGCTTGGCGATCGGCATGTTCGCCACCGAGGCGCCGACCCGCTTGGTGCAGCGTGAGTACGTGCTGCAGCTGGATCCAACATCGCCAGTGTTCGTTGGCGATGTCGATCCATATGTGAATGGCACCTTGCCCACAAGCGACCCGCTGATCGTGACGACGGTATCGGCGGTGGACTTCTCTACCACCACCTATCCGCAGTTTGCACTGGGTGGCACGTACAAAACGCAGGAGGTACAGCTGCGCCGCAGCAATCCAAACATCACCTTTGCGAACAACACCTTCTACCGCGCTGGCACAACGGTCAAATACAACGAAAAGCATTTCACCGCGCTGCGTGATCTGACGACAGCTGCCAGCGGTGGCCCTGCTGCTGCTGATTGGCAAGAGAGCTACGTTCACATGCCGAGCGCTCACCAAGCCGATGAGAAGCTCGACAATCAGAGTTACAGCTTGGTGCTCGACAACGACACAGCAAACCAGCAAGCCAGCGCAACACTGGGCTTCAACTTCACAACGCTGTGGACTGACGGCACTCCTGATGTGGTTGAGGCATCAATCCAAGATCAGTACCAAAGCAGCAACGACTATCAGGGCGCTTATTCGCTGCTGCTGCTGCTGGGCTTCAGTTCAGCTGCTGCCCACGCAGCGCTGCAGCCACGGGCGGAGGCTGATCGCAGGCGTGACGTGAACAACACCACGCAATTCCCGACTGCGCCATCTGGCGGCTTGGCCACCGAGCGCAACTGCTGGGCAACCGAGTTCCGCCGGCCTTCTGTGCTGCGTCTGTTCGCCCACGCCTTCGAGTGGGCTGGCACGCTCAATTACTCGAAGGGCTTCCCAGCGGTGCAGCAGACGCTGAGTGCGCTGAACAAGTTCACCTATTACTTCACAAACGAGCTTGGCGGCCGCGTCTACCCCTCGGGCTTCAACGAAGAGGGATTCATCGTCAAGAGCAATGGCATTGAGGATCTGAGCACCGGCCAGACCCAAAGCCTGACTGCACTGGCGAATGTGGATGAAGACCCTGTTACTGAGTTCCCGAACGGCATC